AATGCTTTACACTTGGGAACCATATGAATGTCTACCAATTCCATTTGAACTGGAATTACTATTAATGGATACAGTAACGAAAAGCTTAATAAAAGAGGAGTAATTCGTTATGGTAACGAAACCACCGATAGGTTGTCATTTGATAACCAAACAGCATAGGTTGACAATACTGTCACAAAACGACAGTATTGTATAAAACTATACAATAAATTGTATGAATCTATACAAGCAATTGTATGAAAGTAGACAATTAGGTTACATTTGTAACCCAAATGGGATACAAGGAATTGTACAGTTATGTATTATAATTTAGCTACATCTAAAGCGTTTCACTTAACATACAAAAATGTATATTTACTGAAATGTCCACTAACTAGCAGACATTTATCAACAGTGGACAATTATGTTACAAGTGTAACAAAATGGATATAAAAGAACATAATACTGAGTTTACCAAAGACCAAGTGGCAAAACTCTATGATATTTGGAATAATGACCTCCTAACCTGGGTAGAAGATTTCCTGGAACACTTCTTAACATCCAAGGTACCTAACTTCCATAGGGACATTTACAGGTTAGTTCAGGAAAAACAGAGATTAGCCTTAGCTGCACCGAGAGGATTTGCTAAATCTATGATCTGTAGCGTGTTTTATCCTCTTTGGTGTGCTTTATTCCAGAAAAAGAAGGATATTCTCATCATTTCAGCCTCAGAGAGCCTTTCAATTGAATGGTTGAGGAAAATGAGGATAGAGATGGAGACAAACCCTCTCCTGATTAAGTATTTTGGTGATTTCAAGAGTAATAAATGGACGGAAACTCATCTGATATTAAACGACAGCCAAAAAACGAACATTCGTGCTCGTGGTGCTGGAGGACAGATACGTGGTTTTCGTCCCGATTTGATAATTTTAGACGATATAGAGACAGATGAGTCGGTAGCCTCCACAGAACAACGCACAAAGCTACGAGAATGGGTCTTTAAGGCTTGTTTGAACACTTTGTTACCCCATGGTCAGTTTATTTGGATAGGCACCATTATAAGCCCTCTAGCCCTCTTACAAGAGATGCTTGATTCTGACAATAACTGGGAAAAGAGAAAATTCAGAGCTTATCATGATGGGAGACAGGAGGAAGGTAATGAATTGTGGAAATCGCTGTGGTCACACAAAAAGCTGCAAGAAAGGAAAAGGGAGATTGGGAGCACCGCTTTTGCCTCGGAGTACCTCAATGACCCAATACTCAATGAAGCATCACCGATTAAACCCCATCAATTACGCTATTGGAGCACTCTTCCTAGCAATCTGTCTACTGTTATTGCCGTTGATCCTGCTTATGCTGATGATGAGAGGGCTGATTTTAAAGTAGCTGCCTTAGTTGGTACTAATTATTTGCACAATCGCTACCTTGTTTCTTATATACGGACTCATAACCCTTCTGGGCAGTTTATTGATTCCATATTGAATTTATGGTTACAGAATAAAGATACCTGTACAGCAGTAGGAATACCCAACTCAGGGACAGAAAAAGAGTTTTTTAACTCATTTATGCGTAAAGCACAGGATAGGAACCTATATCCTCCAGTAGTAGAGCTAAAGAACGCATTTAAGAGAGGAACAGATAAAGTAATAAGAAAGAAGAAAGATAGGATAGTGGCAGCTTTACAGCCATTATTCGAGTCTGGAAAGTATTATATTCACGCTAACCACGAAGAAGCCAAAGATGAATTGCTTACCCTGGGGGCTTCAAGGTGGGATGACTTAGTAGATTGTCTTACTTACGCAGAAACGATTATACAACCGAATTATGTAGAACCTAATGTTAAACCAGTAGGAAGATACGGAGAATTGATAGACGAAGAGAAACCGAAGGTAGAAGATGATTATGGATATTAAAGGAGAATTTAATGGCAGTTAAGTGGCACGAAGAAAAAGTCCAGCCTGCAGGTACATTATCCACGGGTGGGGGCATGAAAAAGTTAGTTGAGAGGGTAAAGCTGTGGCAGCAGGATGCTCAGAACTGGACTGAGCCATGGAGGAGCTCTCAAGACAAGTGGCACAAGATGAGAATGAGGATAAAGAAGAAAAAGACATTCCCGTTCAAGGGGTGTTCTAATCTTCGTATGCCTACCATTGAAATCAAGTTGCGGAAAGTAAAAGCAGCTCTTTCTAACGTTATCTTTGGTATCAGACCAATAGTCCAAGCAGTTCCCTCTCCTTCGGGTAATTGGGAAACAGCCAGGAAGATAGAGAAGTTTTTAGATCATTTGATTATGGAGAAAATAGACGTTAAGTCTAAATCTCTAATTGCTATAGACCAGACACTTGAAAAGGGTTTCTTTCTTCTTAAACCATATTGGCGTGTAGAAATAACTAATAGGATAGAAGACCTATCTCTTGATGATATATCAATGCAAGAGGCTCAGTGGTTGTTTGATCCAGCTAGAGAACAAGTAGAGGTGGAAGGAGCCATAGCTAAGAAGCTAGAGGTTGATATGAATGACCTCGTTAGAGAACATAACCACAAAGAGGTATCGAGAGTAGCAGAAGAGATACTGTCTGGAACAGAGAAAGTAAAATTTGAATTACAAGATGTTATTTACAATTGTCCTGATGTTGCCCTATGTGAGCCTGAGAGGGTGTATGTCCCTACTACTACGGGTTATGATCCACAGTCAGCACAATATTTAATCCATGAATTTTATTTACCTCTTCATGTGTTGAAGAGTAACGCTACACACAAGAATTGGGATATAGGAAGTGTTCAAGATATAGAAAATAGACAGAGTACAAATTTATCAGACAAGGCGATAGATATTACTAAGGACATGAGAGAAGGGATTGAGAGGTTACAGTCTACCAACAACCTTGTAAAAGTATGGGAATGTTACTGTTGGTATGATATTAATGGTGACGGGACAGAAGAGAAGTGTGTGGTTACAATAGCACCTGATTTCGACTTAGAAATGAGAAAAATTACCCTACCTTTCTATTCTGGGAAATTCCCCTTCGTAAAGCTATTTTACGAATTAACCTCCGACAGGTGGTTCTCACACAGGGGAATCCCAGAATTGATTGAGGATATAGTAAAAGAGATAGATATACAGCATATGCAGAAGATTGATAGGCAGACGCTTACCAATTCTCCAATGTATATTTACCGTGCAGGAATGGTAAATCCTAAAACCGTTCAGTTTGTTTTTGGACAAGGTATCCCAGCCCAGGGTATGAATGCGTTGGGTGATATTATGGCTCCATTGAACTCACATAATCCTAATGTTGAGTTTTCATATGAGAAAGAACAGATGATACTTGAAACTAAAGTTGAAGAACTTATAGGTCAAGTTGACTTCTCTCTTCACTCTATGATCAACAAAAGAGAACCAAGAACACTAGGAGAGGTTCAATTACAACAACAGAATATGCAGACAGTCTTTGCGTTAGATGCTGATATGTTCCGTGGTTGTTATGCGGACTTATGGAACTGGTTGTGGGATTTGTGGTCACAGTATGGAGATGACAGTTATGAGTTTATGTATTTTGGAAAAGATACAAAGAAGGAAGGAGAGAAGATAAAACTCACCCGTGAAGAAACACAGGGTAAGTATGTTATTACCGTAAGAGGTAATGATCAAAATACTAATCCTCAGAATAGATTACAGAAAGCTCAACAGATTATGCTAGGGACACAAAATGAGATGGCGTTGAATACGGGGGTAATAACACCAATTCATATCGCCAACGCTTACAAGAGATTTTATCAGGAATTAGATGTTCCTAACTGGGAAGAGTTAGTATCTACTCCAGAGGAAATGTCAAAAACTATGCAAGCACAACAGAAAGCTACTCAAGAACAAAAAGAAAGAGATGAATCAGATTTTATCAGATTGACTGGTACAGATTTGACTGATCTTGAAAAGATGCAACTACTTATGAAGAGAGGGATCAAACCTGACATTAAAGGAAGAATGTTGAATGAACAGAATAGAAGACAAGAGTTAGATACAGAACAAACGGCTAAGGGGTATGAGTTACTTACTAAATTGACGGATTCGATTAGTAAAGCAAAAACCGAGGAGAAGCCAGATGCAGGAAAGAAGTGAGTTGGATGAGTTGGTTGCACGGATCGGAGAATGCAGTACAGTTATAAGAGATATTGACACTTCACCAGCGTGGAAGGTTATCATTAAAGATATGGAGCAACAAAGAGCATATTGGGATAATAACTGGCAAGACATCGTTAATGAAGAAAAACTAAAGGTAGCAAGGATTATAAAGCTCGCAACGGTTCACGTTCTTAAACTTAAAGAGAAGTATGAAGCTGATTTGAAGGCTGCACAAGAGAGATTAGAGATTGTTCAGAACCCAGAAACACGTATTGACAAGGATTATGATACAGAGGGAATTGAAGATGAGAAAAAATAATGTTAAGTTTGATAGAAAGGTGGATAGGTCTATGCACGATTCTGGAGAAATTGACTACGAAAATCATCTCATCAGGGTCAACCCTCGTAAAGGTGATCTTCTTAATACTATTATTCACGAAGAGTTGCACCGACAACACAACGATTGGACAGAAAAAAAGGTTAGAAAAGTGGCAAAGAAAAAAGAATTATCCCTCACAATGGCAGAAGCAGCGAAACTTATTGGAAAATACAGAAAAAAGAGGAAA